ATGCTGGCTTGCATGCTGGCTTGTATGATGGCTTGCGTGCTGGCTTGAATGCTGGCTTGAATGCTGGCTTGTATGATAGCGGAAACGTAAAAGGCAAATTAATTTATTGCGGTGTTTTTTGGGTTTGGTGGTTAGCTCGTTATCTAATAGCGGCACGTTGGGGCTGCAAATTAGACATGAGCAAATTAAGCTTGCTCTACGGCTTTGTTCGGCTAACTCCCATCGTTCTAGAAATTGATAATAAAATAGTAATCGTAAAGCCTACAAAAATTAAGTGGAATATCTCCGATAAAACCACAGAATCCCCATTTGAATTTCCTATTTATGAACTACACGCTGACGGCGAAAGCTGTGTAGAATGTGCGGGGCTTAAACTCTACTACTGGCACAATATTAAAATGCCAGCATACATAGGCAGTGTGAAATCTGAAGACTGGAAACCGGAGTGGGCATTGACAGAAAAAAACCAGGAAGTAAAGCGCGTTCTGCTACAAACCATAGATCCTGCTCGATTATCGGATGTGCTTAAGCTTAAAACGCTTGATACATATCAAAGCGCAGTTTCTACTTATGAATTGGTTGAGGCAAAGAACAACCCCTACCCATCGCGCTATCGCGCATTGCGGATGAGCTGCCCGTCAACTAATAAGCCTTACCTAATCCGCGTACACCCAGATATGGATGCGGCAGAACGGGCGGTGGTTGAGCTTAATGGTGGTGTGCATCCAGATAGTTTTGTAGTGGAGCATTGATCGGGAGGACTATGAGCAAGGAAATAAAAATCTTTATTAACGAAGAGGATTGGGACTGGTTAATAGAGATGCAAAGCGAAGCTAGGACGCGCAGCGTTTATGTTAGAAGCTTCCCAATGTTTCGCAATGACATTGGGCTTGTGGTTTCGAGGACCATGAAGCGAGATGAATATGCGTATGCGACGGCTGATAAGGCAACAGAGGAGATAGAGTTTTGAACAAACCAAGCGAGGAGGAGGGTTTGAGATGAGCGAAGAGAACTGGCCAAAACAAGACGATAATGGAATTAGGCAAACTAATATTCAGGTGTTGTTGCAAGCAATAGACTTGCTCTATCAGACACATATCACCAATCCCGATTCAGCGATACAACGGGGCCATGCGATACAAGCGATTAGCAAGATGTTGGTTCATCTAGGACATACTAACGCAATCCAAGACGTTGAAAGCGTCCCGTATTCTCAACGTATGCGAGAGAGCGAAGTTTGGAAGGACGAGGAGCCAAAATCATGACCGACGACAAGCCAAGCGCGAAGAATTTGGAATTGTTAGGAGGCTTCGAAGACCCAGTAGACCGCTGCGGCTGGATGGTTGCTAGTAGTGACTGGATTTGGCGCTTGTTATACGCTTTGCGCTTAACGAAGCACAAGCAAGACCCCTACATTGACGCATGTGTTTATCATGACCGTTGGACCAGCAAAGGCTCTTGGGTTGAGGAGCATATGAGCTTCGATTATATGCAGGACGCCTTTGATATGATGATTGATAATGCAGCACAGCGCACAAGGCATAAGTGGGTAGGCTGGCTTTATAAGAAGATTGCTAGGAACTTGACGCCGTATTTTTGGGAGGGAACAAAGCATGAGTGAATGGATAAGCACCAAACAGAGACTTCCAGAAGATGATGATAATGTACTCGTTTATTATTTGAATATATGTGAGCACACAGACGCGGTCGAAGTAATAATTGAAACTGGACGCTATTTAGTTAATCATTGGGTGCAATTGCAGGGGCAAAATGTTTTGTATTGGATGCCTCTCCCCGAACCGCCTGAGCAGACGGCGGATAAAAAGATTATATTATGGTTGGATAAGGGAGAATTTTCGTCTTTATCTGATACGATTCCCGCCATTGATCGTGTTTCAGATTCAAAAATAGACGAGAAGGGGCTTTATAATCTTATATTGGATTTTAAGTTTAATGAAGATGGACGGCAAGCTTGGACGTTTATAGCTATTTTAGACCCAATGCAAATAGTTCTTCAAACATGAAACTCCACCCCGAAGACGCCGAGCAAATAAAAGTTATAGAATATGCTCGATACAAAGCGAATCAGGATGCCCGTTGGAATCAACTAATCCATGTACCTAACGAGGCGCGACGTAGTTGGGTGCAGGGAAAACTACAAAGGTTAAAGGGCGTAAGGGCGGGAGTCTCGGATCTTCTGCTCTTATGTCCCAATTCGGTTTATCACGGTATGGCGCTAGAGCTAAAAATCAAACCTAATAAAGTTACCGCCCTACAACAAAAATTCTTGGATGATATGCAGTTTCATGGATACTGTACTGCGGTCGCTTGGTCTGGAGACCAGGCAATTTCGATACTAGAAGCCTATTTAACATTTAAATAGAGACTATGAAAAAGAAAGCACCCAAAGCAAAGACTAGCATTTCTAATGGCCATTATGGCTGGGTATATACGTACTTCCCGTTTGCAATGGGCCCAGCATTGGGCATAATTCTAACCGTTTGCGCTTATCTCGCCGGAATACTACTAGCGCGAGTGTAGTAGCACCTTATTGAGAATCTTTAGCAATCTATGTCCACTCGCTACGGCCCAAAGCAACTGAAAGAAAAGATTATATAGGTTTTGCTTACTATGGTCTGCTACATACGCTTGAAGCGCCTGTACTATCCCAGGATACGCAGTCAGCGCACTCTCGTTCAAGACCCACGCAACCAGGCTCTTTCCATTATCTTTAAGCTCGGCCAACAGCCTCAACCAGAAATCACTAAATGCACTCATGATTAGTCCCTCTTCATAAAAACCCCGCCCAGTACTGGAGGGCATTGGGCGGGTAAGGAAAATGCAATATGAAATAGAATGTTCTACGTAGAACATTAGCATAAGACTATCTGCACGGTAGTCTAATTTGGAGAGCTAAAATATATGCAAGATTTAGAGGTTTTAGGAGAAAGAGCGCTATTATACGCAATGATAGAACGCGCAGCGCTAGATGCAACAGGTAACGTGGGCTTTACGGGAGGAGTAGCCCCTACGGTGGCTAAAATAGCCGCTAGAGCTTGGATCTCATGTTGGAGAGACGCAGAGAGCGCCCCGGCTTTTAGTTTCCCGTGGGTCTGCATATATCTAGACTTAGACCCATATGAGATGAAAAGTAAACTCCGAGCTCTATACAGAGCAAAGAACGTTTCTCTAGTACGAAGCTCTTTTGAGTGGAAAAGCATTCTAGAACACATGTGTACGTCTACCGCTAATGACGGTGGCGTGTATTATTAGAGAATCCTATGCAAGTAAAAGATGCGGCGATTGAAGCTATAATCCCTTACGAATTCAATAATAGAAATCACGACGCGGTACAGATAGATCGCATTGCCAATAGTATAAAAGAGTTTGGATTTAACCAGCCTATCGTAGTTGATGAGTCTAATATCGTTTTAGTAGGACATGGGCGACTTTTAGCCGCGCAAAAGCTCGGGCTTCTAAAAGTCCCAGTAGTAAAGCTAGATAAGCTCACAGAGAACCAAAAGAAAGCCTATCGGATACTCGATAATAAGCTGCAAAACGACTCCACTTGGAGCTTTGATAACTTAGAGTTAGAGCTGGGATTTCTTGAGGACAACGACTTTGATTTGAAGTCGTGGGGATTAGATGAGCTGCGAGGGCTCTTTGACAAGGATGAGCCAGAGACCTATGAGGATGGACCAATAGAATGTGAGAATGAAGAGACGTTTATAAAACTCGGGGACATTATCAATCTAGGCGAACATTGTTTAATATGCGCCGATTGCACATCTTGGGATCTAGAGAGTCTTGGTTTGTTTGACATGATTATAACCGATCCCCCCTATGGCGTTGCTTATATCGGCAAAACTGACGACGCATTAACAATAGAAAACGATGATATAGACGAAGAATCGCTCACCAATCTTTGGAATGGGTGTATAGATGCACTGTGGGCAAACCTCAAAGATGGGGGCGTGATATATGCAGCGGTCCCGCCGGGACCGCTGCGCCAGATATTCGCGCAAGCATTAAAGGATCGCGGGGCATTGCGTCAGGAGTTGGTATGGCTCAAAAATTCTTTGGTTATGGGAAGATCGGATTATCATTATAAACACGAGCCCATTCTCTATGGATGGAAACCCGGCGCTGCCCACTATGTAACTACAGACCGCTCCAAAACGGACGTTTTGGAGCATGACAGGCCAACGGCCTCCCGCGAACATCCGACTATGAAGCCTATATCGTTATGGGCCGAATTGATTGGGAATTCTTCGCGCCAAGGAGAGACCATTTTCGATCCCTTTTTGGGCTCTGGCACAACGCTAATAGCATGTGATCAGTTAAAGCGTATTTGCTATGGAGTTGAAATAGAGCCCAAGTATTGCCATGTGATAGTCGAACGCTATAAGCGCCACTGTGAAAAGGTCGGTAAACCATTTGAATGCAAAATAAACGGAGAACCATATAGTGGCGCGCCCGACTAAAGAACCAACGGAAGAGCAGAGAAGGCAAGTAGAAACGCTTTCTGGCTACGGACTCACTCAAGAGCAAATAGCGCGCATGTTGGGCGTACATGTGCAGACGCTACGCAAGCACTGTGATTTGGAGATGAAATCCGGCAAAGATAGGGCGTATACTCAAGCAGTTAACTCATTATTCGCCAATATAAAGAAAGGCAAAGAGGCGTCGATATTCTTTTATTTGAAAACACAACATCATTGGCGCGAGCGTTCTGAGGTTACTCTAAGCAATCCAGACGGAAGTGCCCTACAGGCCGTTATTGAAATAGTACCTCATGGCAAAAAGCCGAATTAGGCTGCCAGACTTTCATATCAAGCAGCTTTTGGCGTTTGAGTCTAAAAGTACAGCTCAGCTCTACGGCGGCTCAACTCGTGGTGGTAAAACCGCGTTCGTAAAGTTGGCTCTGATACGATGGTGTAGCCGCATACCGAATCTTCAATGTGATATTTTCCGCCTAAACTACGACGACGTGATAGCAAACTACATGGACGGCGAGTTTAGTTTTCCCGTGCTTCTAAATCGCTGGGAGCAAGATAAGCTAGTAACAATTACTAAAACAGAGGTTAGATTCTGGAACGGAGCGCTTATAAGTCTAGAGCACTGTAGCTCGGATAACGCTATGAGCAAGCATCAAGGCATTGATAAGCATGTGCGTGTATTTGACGAGGCAACTCAAATCCCCGAGCGCCGTATGAAATGGCTTATGGGTTGGGTCACGATGTCAGATGATATGCTGGCTAAAGTGCCCGAAGAGTGGAAGGGTCAATTCCCTAAAACGATATTTACTACCAACCCAATAGGCCCGAGTGCTGGGTTTTTTAGGCGCAAGTTTGTGCTTGCCCGCCCTAAAGAATCAATTGAAGAACTAGACGGATTCAAATACCAGTATATTCCGGCCAAAGTAGAGGATAACCCCAGCGTTAACGCAGAAGCGACGCGAGCGCGTATATCCGGTACTATGGATGCCCAGATAGCAGATGCGCTCTTAAACGAGAACTGGGACGCCCTAGTAGGCGATTTTATACGAGAGTATAATGACGATGTTCATTGCATACCCGATTTCATCCCCCCGAATTACTGGCTAAAATGGCGTTCGTTTGACTGGGGAAAAGCAGAGCCGTTTTCAGTGCTTTGGCTAACAATTTCAGATGGCGAGCCATTTAAAGACCACGCCATGAGGGAGCGCTGGTATCCTAGAAGCTCGGTTATAGTCTATCGGCAATGGCACGGGTGTGATCCAGAAAACCCCGCCGTAGGAATTGGTCTAACTAATCTCGATATCTGCCGAGGTATTATTTCTAGAACGCAGGAAAATACTAGCGGAATTACTGTTACGGATAATCTTCCATTTCAGCGTAGAGATGACGAACTTATGGCGGACTACTACGCTAAGCAAGGAGTTCCGCTTACTCTTGGGCATACTGACCGTATTATGGGATGGGCACGTATAAAAGACCACCTAAAAGGTATTGATGGAATCCCGATGCTTTATATCTGCGAGAGTTGCGTTCACTTGCGAGATCATCTTCCAGCACTTCAACGCCATGAGGTTAAGCCAGAGGATGCCGTAGAGTCTGGAGAGACTACGCACGATTGTGACGCATTACGAGTGGGTCTATCCACGCGCCCGTTCATCCCTAAGGACACAACTATAAAACTACCGTCGGAAATTAAAGCTGATAATATTACGTTCGACCAGGCGTTTAAACGACACCAAAGGACGCGCAACGGTGGCAGAATACGGTACTAGCGAAGACCTATTACCCCAATCGGGTGAGAAATTACCCAATTCGGGCAAGGACATATCATATTATATACGCTGGATTAAGGCGGCAAAAGAGGCAGCAAAAGACCACTGGCGTGACGCTAGAGCTGCTTGGAAAGAGTACTTAAATATCTACCCAGAGTTTCAATCTGGGTCACAGCTCAAAAGAGAACCTCCAAAGCGCTACCCGATATTCTATTCGACTATCAAAACTATTCAGCCCGCGTACTATTCTAGAACGCCAATCCCGGTTGCTAAGCGAGAGTTTGATGCTGATGACCCAATAGCTCGAACCGCATGCAAACTAGCAGAGCGGCAATCTGAGTACCTCATGCATTGCTCTCCGTTCGACGAGGCAATGTATGCCACTAGAGATGAGTTCATACTCTCAGATAAAGCAACGGTGCGGGTGTTTTTTGAGGCTGATGTTAATACAAAGCCAGAGCGCGAATACGTTGAGCCGGTCCAGCTAGAAGACGGCTCAATAGCTTTCTATGATGACGACGGGCAGCTATTGCAAGCCAATGTGCAGCAAGACGAGAACAATCTTTATTACACTGAAGAATCCAGTGAGTATGTCGGGGATACAAAGATATTTCTCGTACCAGTTGCTTATGATGACGTGCTGCACTCTCCCCACGCCAGGCAATGGGAAGACATTGAAGATATTGCTTTTAAAGTGATTCTTTCAAAGCCAGAGTTCGAGAAGCGATTCCCCGGCAAGGCTGCGTTTGTGTCATTCAAGAAGCGCTCGCTAGATGGGAAGCTTGACGATAAAAGTGCTCAAATGGGGGAAGACCCAGACCTTTGGGCTGAAGTCTGGGAGATCTGGTGCAAGGCTACAAAGTCGGTCTATTGGGTTTGTGAAACTTATCCCGATGGGTTTCTAGATGAGAAGCCAGACCCATATGAGCTAAACGACTTCTTTCCTTGTACGCCGTTTTGCATTGGTACTAAGAGCAATTACAATCTCTATCCGCGCCCGATATACGTAATCCTAAAGCCTACGATTGACCAGTTGCATCAGCTCTATAATAAGCTCTTTGATTTGATTTCTGCTGTAAGGCGTAGGGGCTTGGCCGATGCCTCAATCCAAGAGGTGATAGATGTAATCAACAACGCTTGGGACAATGAGATTATAGCTGTGCAAAATTTCTCCTCGATTGTCAAGAAAGGAGGCTTAGCAAACCTCATTCAGTACTTGCCCGTCAAAGAACTATCAGACGCAATCGCAGAACTAGAAGAACTTACTGATAGATTTAAAGCTGACTTCTATGAGTTCTCTGCTGTGCCTGATTTAATGCGCTCGGTCTCAGACCCCAATGAGACAGCAGAAGCGCAGCAAATGAAGGGTAGATTCATCAATCTTCGATTTAGCGCTCCGCTAAAACAGTTTCAGATGCTTTGTAAAAACGCCATAGCGCTAATGCTCGATCTATCTCTTAAGAAGATGGATGACCAGATGCTCATGGAAACTATGGGCTATAAGTATTTAGACCCAGAAGACCAGATGAGATTTCCTCAAAGCTTAGCATTACTGCGCGATGACGATGAGCGCCACGTGAGAATCGATATCGAAACCGATTCTACTTCATACATGCGGGATGAGATTAATCAGCAGAATCGAAATGTAGTGATTGAGGCTGTGATAACTGGGCTTAACACAATCTCAGGACTTGCTACCGCAACGCCCCAGTATGTGCCCGTAGCGCTGAAAGCTCTCATGTTCTCTCTGCGCGGCTATAATCTTGGGAAAGATTTCGAGGATGAGGTTGAGATGTCGGTCAAACAATTGATGGAGCAGCAAGGCCAACAACAGCAATCACCAGACTATGAGGGTGTGAAGTTGCAGTTGGAGCAGCAAAAACTAGAGATGCAAGCCCAAGAGAATCAACTAAAGGCTCAGAGTAACAGCATAAATGCAGAGCTTAAGGGAATTCAGTTAGCCACCGAGACGGAGATTAAGCGCCAAGAGTTGGCCCTAACAGCAGGGAAACAAGCCCATCAAGCAGAGATGGATGGTGTGAAACTACACCTTGAATCGCGCTTGCAGCAGCTAACAGAGCTTATCCAAATGCAAACGCTCTCAATCGAGGAGTATAAAGCCAAGGTGCATGGCTTTGAGAAGATAGCAGAAGAACAGCGCCTTGCAATGGAAGTTGCTAACGACATAGCTAATCCGCCAGTAGCCAGAGAAGCTCAAGCACCCCAGCAATTGCATATCTCAGTAGAGGCAGCACCAAAGAAAAAAAGAATCATTCCAATTCGCAACATTGCTGGCGATATTGTTGGCGCTGATGTTGAAGAAATGCCGACGTTATGAGCACAGCAACTAGTGAGCTATTAACCAATAGCGCGATCTTCAAGGTCAGGCGCTCCCTTAATACTTCTGGCGAAGGTATTCAGCACATGCGGCTAGATGTTGGTACCGGGACAACGGAATCTCAGGTAACAACATTAAACCCGTTGCCCGTTACAGTTACGGGTGGTTCGAGCTCCGTACAATACACAGAAGACGATGTTAGCGTAGCTAATCCGATAGGGACGCAACTTGTTACAAGACGCAGAGACGCGCTGGCGAGTGAAACCACCACAGATGGTGATGTAACTGCCAATAACTCAACGGCCAAAGGTGAGCTTTATGTTAAGCATGTTGATTCGATACCATCTACACAATCGGGAACATGGGTACTTGGAGCAAATAACGGCGTCGATATTGGGGACGTTACTATTAATAATGCTGCTGGTGCTGCTGCTGTCAATATTCAAGATGGTGGCAATAGCATAACAGTTGATGGTTCTGTTTCTGTTTCGGTGATTAGTCCGGCGGTTGCGGTTACCCCAGCTAGCCCTACATTTACAAGCGTTGGTGTGGCCTCCACTTCTGTGCTTGCAGCAAATGCGTCTAGAAAAGGACTCTATCTTGTGAACACTTCCACTGCAACTATTAGCTTGGCATTTGGTGCGACTGCTGTGTTGAATTCTGGCGTTACGCTTTATCCGCAAGGTCAGTATTGGATGGATGCTTTTAATCTTACTGTTGGCACGGTTAATGCGATAGCGAGCGCGGCTGCGAGCAACTTAGCCGTCCAAGAATTTAATTAGGAGGTATGAAACATGCCACTAGTTAACCCAGGCCCATTTAGCATAGGCACTCGCGTTATCAACGGCACTAGCGGTTCGATTCTTTTTGTGGATGCATCGGGAAACGTTGGTCAAGACAACGCCAATCTTTTTTGGGATGACTCTACTAATATATTTAAGCCGAGCACGATTCAGCTCGATGCCCTTACTGCCTCCATGCCTACGAGCCTTAATGCCTCTAAGCAAATCGTTACGGTAGCACTGGCGCTCACGAACACTGCCCAATTCACAGCAGCAGCAAGCACATGGGACCCCGCCATAACGCCGGATGTCGGGACTATCACCACCAAGGTGAATCTCATAAATAAGTATTGGGTAGTTGGCAAAATCGTGATGTTTACCTTTGTCACGAGTTTTACCGTGACTGCCGGTGCTCCTACGATTCTAACCTTTCAGTATCCCTCTACCGCTGCGGGGAGCTTGGCATATTGCTATTCTGCACATACTGCTAATGGTGGTGCTGCTACGGTGGCTAAGGGACAAGGTATAAACACGACCACGGGAACGGTGACAAGGCCAGAGGGTGCTTTTGCCGTTGCAACGTTGAGAGTAATCCGCTGCGCTGGAT